TCAGACTTGCGGTTTATTTGCGGTTTTTTCGTGTTTAACCGCAGTATAATGGTATTTTTCGAATGATGCTATTTTAAGAGACTGGATCAGCCTATCCTGCATATTCGCCAAATCTTCTATAGAGTCTAATGTAACCCATTCGTTAGTTTTGTAATCTTCCATAGGGAAGCACACCTTTACTTTTCCTGCCGCTCTTTTGATTCGAACAATCCATCGCCAAACAGAACCATACTTGTTGATTGTAAAATACGATTTGAAAGACGTATATTGAATCTCATCTTCGTAGGCATAATCTTTCAGTAATTTCTTGACCAAAAGATAAGCCTTATAATCTTCGCCATTTGCTATAGGTGAAGGCTTATCACCTTTCGGCTGCGGAATAGACAATCTATCATTCAGTTGAGTCCGAACCTCTCTTGCAACCTCATCTACAGAATAACTGCAACCGATTGAGTTGGCTATATACTTTGCAAATGTATCAGAGCATTTGAATACGTCATTCTCTAGAAATGTCCTAACCTTCTCTTCAATATTAATGTTTTCTGCAATCTGCATAATTTTCCGTTCATCAAAGCAGTTTCTTTGAAACCTACCTAACAATTCTACATCATGTTTATCAAAAGAGCTTATATCGAAAACAAAGAATGGTTTTGAGTCCATCAAGTTCACTCTATCCATATCTGAATAGAAGCGATATTCTATACCGTTAGTAAGTATTGCGAACCTAGCCTTAGTTGCCACATAATACTTAGCTAGCTGGAGGACAAAAGCATCTAGGCTCTTTTCACACTGCTTGCACTCTACTATCATCGCAGGTTTGGAATCAATATTAATAGCATAGTCCACCTTGTCTCCCTTACGTGAAATATCGCAATCCATTTCGGGTATAACCTCTAGTGGATTGTATATATCATAGCCGAGTGAGACAAGAAAAGGAAGAACGAAGGCAGTCTTCGTGGCTTCCTCAGTCGCTACATGATTTCTCAGCTTAGAAACCTTGTCAGATAACTCTTCAAGAGTTTTATATAATTCCATTGCTCTACACCTTATTATATATATTATACTATGCGCAAAGTTAAATAATCTGAATATCAAGATATTTCTGTATATTTTGTACCGATATTACAAATTTATTTTGTACCTTTGCACTGTCATTCTAAAAATAACAATGCAAAGATACAAAAAAGATTGGAATTTGGCATGAATGATGTGTTAAGATGCACTAAGAGCAATAAGTTAAATTTAAAATTCATCGTTATGGGATGCACTAAGAGCAATAAAGCTCCAAAAGTTGGAGAAAAAAAGAACGCTTTCGTAGAATTGGTAGATTTGTGGAAGCAAGATGTCAATTGGAAAAGCAATGCAAAAAACAACAGAAAAATCTGCATTGGCTTCGGTATCTCTCTAACAGCAGTAATGGTATTCTGTCATACTTGGCTGTTAATACCAGCTATTATCGGATTGTTATGCTGTCTATCTAGTCTGAAGGATTTAAATGTGGAGGAGTAAGATATGGAAAGATTTATCGAAGTAAGAAACCTTGAAGGCTATAAGATACTCATCAATGTCGACAATATACAATCAATACGACAAGTTGACGGTTTGGGTAAAACTTGCATTTTGCTTAATAATGATATAGTACGAACAGAACTTGAATACTCGAAGGTAGTCGAGCTTGTCAGCCCTAAAAAGAAAGGATTTCGCTTATGGCAGTAACAAGTAATGAACCAAAGGTAATAGCAACAAGCAGATACAGCATCAATGAGACCTGCGAGTTGCTTGGCATCACAAGAAAGACCTTACAGAAGTACACTATGTTTGGTCTTATCAAATGTGGGCTTAGAAAGGCAACCATGAAGAAGTTCTATACAGGACTTGAAATCATGAAGTTCTGGAGGACTGCGGTATGATATATGATAAAAACCATCCTCTCCGAGTATGCACACTTTGCAGTGGATATGATTCGCAATGTCTAGCTTTGAAATATCTCAAAGATAAACATTCAGAATTTGATTTTGATTTGGTTGCCTGGAGTGAAATAGACAAGTCAGCTATTACAGCTCACAATATCCTCTTTCCAGAATACAAGGATAGAAACCTTGGAGATATGAGCAAGATCATGTGGGATGGTGTTAAAGATTTCGATATGCTCACATACTCTACACCTTGCCAGTCGGTTTCTACTGCAGGAATGAGAAAAGGCATAGAGGAAGGCAGCGGAACAAAATCATCTTTGCTATGGTATACACGGAATGCCATCATAGCTAAGAAACCAAGGTATCTCTTGATGGAAAACGTCAAAGGTCTGGTAACAGAAAAGTTTCGTCCATTTTTCTTTGCTTGGTTGAAAGAACTCGAAAGTTATGGTTATACATCATATTACAGGGTACTCAATGCTAAAGATTATGGTGTTCCTCAAAATCGAGAACGAATATTCGTTATATCCATAAGGAGAGACGGAGAAGAAAACTTTCACTATCACTTTCCGAAAGCAGAAAAGCTAACATTAAGGATAGCTGATATTTTGCAAGATAACGAAGATAAAACCCTCTATATTTCCAAGAGTCTGTCAGACGGACTTATCAGAAAGACTAATGCCAATGAAGTAAGTTCTCCAAAAATAATACATATAGGAGACTTGCCTATAGGTGCCAAATTTGCAGGTAAGCAGAGAGTTTTCTCTATTCATGGCATATCTCCAACGCTTATGGAGAATATGTACAAAGATCCGAAAAATTATGGTTGCATTCCTAAAGTCGTAGTTAAAAACAAGGTTCGTAAGTTATCTCCTTTCGAGTGTTTCGCTTTGATGTGAGTACATAAAGAGGACGACTACAAGCTATGCAATAGTGGTCTAAAAAAAAACAAAGCTATACAAGTTATCCGGTAACTCTATAGTGACTAATTGCATGACTGCTATGTTCGAAGAGCTTCTCTACCCTACTGGTAACAGCTATGTAGAGAAAGATGGACAATTATCATTGTTCTAGAGCCTACACCAAAGCTACTCCACCTTAGGCAAGTGGATTCTTTACTCTCAGAATTTGGCGGTAGCTTTGGCATCTGAGGATTGTGGCTACAGCGTTGAAAGTGTAGCAGTGCATATAAGCCTGGAGCGGTATTATTCTTATCAGACCATGTTTTACCTTGCCGTGTACCAGACCTCTATGATGCAATAAGACCAAGAGGGTTTGACTCCCTCAATCCTCACTTAACGCAACAAGTGGTAAATAGGATAAGGTTTAGTTTTTATGTTTGTTGGTCCCTCATTGTCTGTGAAGATGGTGAGGGATTTTTTGTAGCCTTTTTGGAGACTAAGCCAACACACTTGCTAACACACCTACTAACACACTGCTAACACACTATAAAATGCTTATTTTCAGTATGTTACAGAGATTCCAAAAAGTCAGCTAACACACTCGCTAACACAATAGCTAACACACTGCCTATTTTTGCTAACACACTGCCAACACACTTTAAACAACTATAAAACAACGACTTACAGAGATTTCAAAAAGGCAACTAACACACTGCTAACACACTGGTAATAAATATTGTCATTTTAGCATACACCAACTAACACACTTGCTAACACACCTACTAACACACTACTAACACACTATAAAATGCTTATTTTCAGTATGTTACAGAGATTCCAAAAAGTCAGCTAACACACTCGCTAACACAATAGCTAACACACTGCCCAAAAACTTTTCTTTTGTACTAACGTAGTTAGTATCTTTCTTTTATAGTATATATATTTATTATTATATATAATTATAATATACTAACGTGCGCGCGAGAAATTTTTGGGCGGTTGTTCTAATGCAAAATAGTGATGCTGAAGATTGCTCCATACTCATCATACCGAGGAATGGTAATGATGGTTTTAGCTCTTGCCCCATCTTTAACCTTCTGAATGGTGATTAAAGAAGTCCACTTTGAAGGAATGTTCTCATCAAGTTCTTGGCATACTAGGCGGTATACTTCAACAGCACCTCGGTCAGCAAAAACTTTTCCTTCCTCATAACTGCAAGAAGTTATCTTGAAGGATAGCTCATCTTCGGTACCTGCATCAATTGTCAGTTTACCTTCCTTCACAGAAATAGAGTGCTCAACTTGCATTGGATCGCAATCTTCGGCATCCTTGTTGACAACGAAGTCACCTGCTCCAAAAAGCCAATGAATTTGCTCAGTTTGCGTTTCAAAACGCATAGAAAATGTACCAACAGAGATTTCTTGCGGTTCTAAAGCCATACAAGCCGAACAAACCAATAATTCTACTACAAAAGAAACAAATCTTCTCATAAGCGAAATTTTAAGGGTTATTTTGAATTTTAAACATCATACCTACACCTGTCAACAGCCATTCGGCATTAACGTTATAATCTTCAACTAGCCAAGCAAGCCATTCTGATTTGATAGCTCTTCCATCTGGGCACTTCTTAAACGTAGAGAAATTCCAATAGTTGATACCATGAGATTCGGTAAAAGTGCGTATTCCTCTAGCTTTACGCTGGTTGATAGCAACATCAAGAGCAAGGAAGAAACGCTTTGTTATCGCCATGCCTGTTGGCGTTGTCGTAAGTTTCATACGCTATAAATATTTCCGTGTACGTTAATTATATAGAAATCGCTTTTTTATCTGCAGGAGTAATAGTCTCCCCATTAGCTAGCTTCTCGAAACATCTTGCAAGATGTTCGTATGCCTGGCGTAGCTCCTTTATCTCCACATCTTTCTGTGCGTTAATTTCGATGAGACGATTTATAACAGAAAGCGAATCTATTTGCTCATTTGGCTTTTCTGCTCTAATTGAAGTCGCAGGAATATCATCATTAAGCATATTCCCTTCTCCAGTTAACAACCAGTCGATATTGTACATAGGCTTTGACGTATGGATAAGATTAGCCATTCTCGCACTCACCTTCAAAACCTTACCATTAAGGATATCATAAACCGCTTGCGGTCTACTGAGTCCCATATCCTTAGCAAGCTGCGAACCAGTTATATTTTCTTGCATAAGGATAGCATTAATAACCTCTTTTGCTGTCATACGTATAATAAAAGTTAAAATACAGAGATTTCTTAATGATTTGTACCGATTTTACAAATATTATTCTTATCTTTGCACCGTGAATATTTAAATAACAATGCAAAATTACAAAAAATTATTTGTATGGCAAATAAAAGTGAAGAAAAAAAGCAAAAAATGACCCTTTTGGATTATTACGAGAACCTTCCAAAGTCCTCGTACCCAAAGAAGGATTTCATTCAGCGCATCATGTCAGAATGCGATGTGTCATTTACTACAGCCCGAAACTGGACAAAAGGTCATACAAGACCGATTGTTGATTGGCAGATAGAAAAACTGTCTGAAATTACAGGAATACCAAAAGAACAGCTATGGCAGTAGAGTTTTATATGTTTGATGATGAACTTTGGTTCATTAAGGATGGTACCGAAAATCAAGCTCTCTCGGAAAAAGATACAGAAGTCATTAAGAAAATGATTGATGCTATCCGAGAAAGATACCCCGAAGCCTACAAGGCTTTATCTAAGGAGTATCAAAAGAGTGCAATGAATGTTCCTTATTATCAGTTCTTGATAGTCAGAAGATTCTGTAAATGCAACTTCGGAAAGCTTGATACAACCACCTACGATATTGATAATCTCGGCAGGCTTAACTTTGAAAAAGTTGAATGCCCACTGCGAGGAGAATGTAAGAACGAAGGCATTATTTGCAGCCAAAAGTTTAACTCCAAGCTCTCTCCTGCCGAAGAAAGGGTAATGAACCTTATCTATCAAGGTTTCACAAAAGAAGAAGTTGGTGAAAAGCTTTGCCTCTCTCCGAACACAATTAAACAGCATGTCAGATCTGCTTACTGCAAGTTAGGTGTTCACGATAAGGGCGAGTTTGTAAAGCTAGCTAAAGATAATGGATTTTTTAATAATTTAAAGCACTAAGAGCAATGAGTATGATTAAAAGAAGCAATGAAATTGCTATTCAGAAAAACGTTAAAATGATGGTTTACGGACAGGCAGGTATGGGTAAGACAACTTTTGCCCTCTCAGCACCTAAGCCTTTGTTGCTTGATTTCGATAATGGTGTCAAGCGTGTTAATACCGCACATTTGGATGATAATGTCGGTATCGTACAGGTTTCTAGTTGGCAAGATATTCTCAACTTGCTCAACTATAACAAGAAGGACTTGGAGGAGTTCGATACCATCGTTGTAGATACTATTGGAAAGATGATTGACTTCATCATCGCTTACAGATGCAATGGTCGCAATCCTCAGATACAGGATTGGGGCACCATCAATAACGACTTCAAATGGTTCACCTCATCTTTGTCACAGCTTAACAAGAACATCGTCTTTGTCGCACATCGTGACACACGCAAGGAAGGTGAAAGTACTGTGTATATCCCTACACTTCGTGAAAAGAACTACAACAATATCGTTACCGATTTGGACTTGCTTGGCTATCTCGAAATGAGAAGTGAGAATGGACAGCAAATCAGAACTATCACTTTTGACCCTACAAGTCGTAACGATGGTAAGAACACCTGTCAGCTTCCTGGTTGTATGCAGATTCCGGTTATTCTTGATGCAAACGGACAGCCAACCGCTCCTAATAACTTCATCGCTACTCAGATTCTCTCACGTTATCAGTCTATGATAGCTCAGAAAGAAGAAAAGGTCAAGGAGTACAATAAGGCTCTTGAAGAGATTAAGGAGGGTGTTCAGTTGATTACTGACGCAAGAGGGGCAAACCATTTCATCGAGCACATCAAAGATTATGAAAACTTGGGTAACTCCATCATTCTTCATGCAAGAAGTCTGTTCACAGAGAAGGTAAGTGCTTTGAAGTTGGTTTACAATAAGAAGACCAAGCAATACGAAGACCCACAAGCAGCATAAGCTATGGAAGTAGTCAAGTTTAGGTTCTATGCGACGCTTTTGGATGCGTATCAGAACTACCTTGATAGTGACATCATTTGGAGTAAGTATTGGGGATGGTCTGAAAATCCGCCCCATACTCCAGAAGAGTTCAAGAAGATACAATTCCAGTCGTTAATAGATAAGATAAATCGAGTATCATTCGATAGTGAAGCTGCTGACAAAGGCACAGCATTCAATGAGGTTATTGATTGTATGGTCCTTCATCGTAACTCGGAGAATATGGATATCCACACCATTTATCAAGAAGTAGAAGAATATCCGTATAGCAAAAGGATTCCTGTCGGTGTAGAAGCAAAGCTGAATGGAAGAAGTTTCATTTTTCCTATTCGGTTAGTAAGACATTATGCAGCCTACTATAAAGGAGCATTGCCACAGGTTTACATACAAGCAGTATTGCCTACCATGTATGGCAAAGTAATGCTGTATGGGTACATTGATTACCTTATGCCGTTCTGCACTCATGATCTGAAAACAACACGTCAGTATGCGGTTGGCAATTACAAGAGACACTGGCAACATAAGGTCTATCCTTATGCCCTTATGAAGAATGGTTGTGATGTTTACGACTTCGAATACAATATCTCGGAAATCGGAAAGACGTATTACAGAAACTACACAGAGAGTTATACGTTTAACCCTAAAAGGGATATTCCTCTACTCACTCAACACTGCGAAGGATTGATTAGTTTCATTCAAGAAAACAGAGATTTGATAACAGACAAGAAAATATTCAATTTGGTTTAATATGGCAGAAGAAAAGAACACCAATATCGTTGCACTCCAAGAAAAGGATGTGCAATTGGTGGTAAGCAAAGAAACTATCGGTCAGCTTACCACGAATATCAAAGAGGTTAAAGCTAGAGTTGAAACGGCTTTGCCTATGTATGACATCAGCAACTATAGCACCGATGATATTCCAAAGTGCAAGGAAGACAAGGCTTTACTCAACAAGGCAGCTAAAGCACTTGACGATAAGCGCAAGGAGCTTGAAAAGGTTTGGAATAAACCTTTTGAGGAGTTCAAGACAACCTGTAACGAAACATGCAAGCTTATCAAGAATGCGGTAACTCTCATTGATGGCGTAATCAAAGAAGATGAAAATCGCACCAAGAAAGCTAAGAGAGAAGAGATTGAAAAGCTTGCTGAGAAATGCGGAGTGGAAACCATCGGTATCAAACTAGACCTCATCTTTGATGCAAAATGGCTCAACAAGACAACTTCAATGAAGTCTATCGAAAAAGCTATCACAGAAAAGGTTGATAACATCAAGAAAGACCTCGAGACCTTGAAGTTATTTGCAGAAGATTACGATGCACTTGCCGCCCGATACAAGGAGAATCTCAATCTGCAGGAGACTATCGCATACGCAAACAAGCTGAAAGAACAGCGTGCCAGCTCAGTATCCCCTAGTAAGAAAGAAACTGCAACACCTCCAACATCACCTCAGAAGGAAGTCGCGGAGAACAATGCAGCCGAGCAACAGGAAGAGAAGCCAAAGAATGGTAAGATGTCTTCTAATGAAGAAGATGCCATGGATGCTTTCGCTGCCGCTATGGGACAGTCGGTTGCACCTCCTACTCCAACCGAGACACGTACTTACGTTTGTACCGGTACAAAAGAGGCAATGGAATGTTTGGAACGCTTCATGCGTGACAATGGTATCACTTTTAATGTTCAGTAAAAATGGCATTTCAAATTAGTGGAATTATTCAGCATATAGGGAATACGGAGAGTATTCCCTATCAAGACAAAGTCTTCAAAAAAAGAGAGCTTGTCTTGGATTGCTCCTATCGTAACCAGTTCACAGGGCAGATAGAGAGAGCAAACTATCCAAAGTTCGAGTTTACAGGCAATCACGTTGATGATTTGAACGGCTTCAATATGGGTGATATTGTGACGGTATCATTCTCCTTGAATGGTTCACGCTCAGAGAAAGATGGGCAAGTCAGATACTTCACTAACGTTCAAGGTTATAAAATCGAGAAATATCAATCTCGTTATAATCAGCAACAGGGCGGAAATCAGACCGCACAAGCGGCTAACGGAAATCAGCCAACACCTACACAAGGGGCATGCCAAAGCGCACAACAAGCAGCTATGGAGTCTGCAAGAAATGCAGCAGCACCACCTGCACCTAATTTCCCTCCCGCAGTAGATGAGAACGGAAACCCTATTCAAGGTAATAATGATGATTTACCATTTTAAAACTTAGACTATGGCACTCTATAATTTGAAGAATGTTTACGATAGAAAGAAGTTCAAGGAAGCCTGTAATCAGATGGTTCTGAAGAATGAATACGTTGAACTGAAGAAAAAGAACACTCAACGTTCTTTGGCTCAGAATAGCTACCTGCATTGTCTGTTAGGTTACTTTGCTTCTGAATTTGGTTTTACCCTCGAAGAAGTTAAGTTTGATATTTTTAAGAAGATATGCAACAGAGATATATTCGAGAGAAAGCGAATTAACAGAAGGGGACAGGAGATTACCTACATCAGAAGTAGTACTGAACTCGATAAGGCTGAAATGACAACTGCAATAGAAAGATTCAGAAATTATAGTAGTGCTCAGTGTGGGCTTTACCTTCCTGCACCTCATGAAGGTGAAATGTTATTTTTTGCTCAACAGCAGATTGAGCAGTGCAAAGAATTTATGTAATTTAAAACAGAAAATATTATGTTAGCAGATTTGGATGGTCACAGACCAGAGAAGATTGAGTTTTGTTTGACCGAAGCTCAGAAAGAAATGTTCAAGGACGTGTTGGTACTTTGCGAAGGTGCAAAGAGTGCAGACGAACCTATCAAGGTTCTGCATGACAAGTTCAATGCTCTCTTCCCAGACAATGAGGTCGTTGACCGCAAGTATGATGATTTCGAGATTCATGCTATCCGTGAAGAGTACTGCATCAAGCAGGAGAATGATGTGCCAAAGCGCAAGGAAGAGCTGGAAACCGTTCTTGCTCAAATCAAGACGATGAAGAAGAATGCCGAAGAAGCATACGCATCAGCACTTCTTGAAGTCAGTGATTTGGCAGCAAGAGTTAAGAATGGTATCACGGATTTCCGCTTACCTTCTACTAAGACCGCTCGTATTGCTCTCAATGGTCATTACCTCTTCTTTGCTTGGGTAGAAGATAAGTTCCAGCTTTGCAAGGTTGAGAAAATTCCAGATTGGGATAGAAGCGGCTTATGGAGCCAGGAAGATGTCAATCAACAGGCTATGAAGGAAGTTTTCGGCATCGAGTTCCCCGAAGTAGAAAAGCCAAAAACAAAGGCTTATGAGCAGACTGATGATAATGACCTTCCTTTCGGTGATGATGATGAGAATGGTAATGATGAAGACGAGTAATCATGTACACACTCAGACCATATCAGAAACAAGCAAGTGATGCTGCCGTCAGAGCGTTCACAGGCAAGACTAAGAAGAATGGACTTCTTATCTTGCCTACGGGCGCAGGCAAGTCGCTTGTAATCGCAGATATTGCAAGTAAGTTGGATAGTCCGCTACTCATCTTTTGTCCGTCAAAGGAAATTCTAGAGCAAAACTTCGCTAAACTGCAAAGCTATGGTATTTTTGATTGTGGAGTATATTCCGCTTCTGTTGGTTGTAAGGATATAAACAGAATAACTTTTGCTACCATCGGAAGCGTTATGAACCACATGAAAGACTTTCAGCACTTCAAGTACGTAATGGTTGATGAATGCCATCTTTGTAATGCGAAAGGTGGACAATACAAAACCTTCTTCGAAGCCGCGGATAGACAGGTTATCGGCTTAACAGCAACACCATATCGATAGGAAGGGGACTTAATGGCAAATCGATGCTAAAGTTCCTTACGAGAACTAGACAAAGAATATTCGATGAGGTTCTGTACTATTGTCAGATTTCAGAATTGCTTGCAAAAGGTTATCTTGCCGATTTGAGATACTTCGATTGCACTCAGCTAGATATGTCTAATGTGCATGCCAACTCAACAGGAAACGACTTTGATGAAAACTCCCTAAAGTTGGAATATGAACGAAGCGGATTCTATGATCAGCTTACTTCCACTACCCTACGTGTATTGAAGCCAAAGAATAAAATACCGAGAAAAGGAGTTTTGGTCTTCACTCGATTCACGGAAGAAGCGGAAAGATTGACAGATAAACTGCAACAGAAAGGTATTAATTCTGCAATCGTTACAGGCGAGACTCCAAAGAAAGAACGTGAAGCTATCTTGGAGAAGTTCAAGGATGGCACCATAAAGGTTGTCTCTAATGTCGGAGTTCTCACCACAGGATTTGATTATCCTGCACTTGACACGGTTATCTTGGCAAGACCAACGAAGTCTTTGAGTCTCTACTATCAGATGGTGGGACGAGCTATCAGACCTTTCAAGGATAAAGATGGATGGATAATCGACCTTGGTGGTAGTTTCCGTTCCTTCGGAAAAGTCTCTGATTTAAGAATAGACCTAGAGGTGCAAGGTTCATCAAGATGGTGTATCAAGTCTCTAGGTAAACAATTGACTAACGTAAGTTTTTGAATTATGAAAATTGAAGCAAAACAGATTAATGAGTGGGTTAAAAAAGCCTACGATAATGCTGTCAAACATGGATGGCATGAAGAAGAAAAGTCTAATGCGCATTGGTTGATGATGGTCTGCACAGAAGTAGCAGAAGCCGTACAAGCTGACCGCAAAGGAAACTATATGGACGACCTTGACAAAGAAGGTCTTAAAACCGTACTTGCCAACGACCATGGTGGCAATTTGTTCAATAAATACTACTCTGATACCATCGAGGGAAAAGTAGAAAGCGAGTTGGCAGATATTTGTATTCGTGTCTTTGATTTAATGGGTGTTTGTGGTGTTGTGGCAAAGGACGGATTTTCCACATTTGACTCTGAGGTTAAATATGCTAAACAACATAGCTTTACAGAGGACGCTATGGTTGTTACTAGAACTATCGTTTCGTGCAACCTTGACTCATCTATAAGTGTAAAGGCAGAAATGTTCTGTGTCTTATATACAAGTATTCTTTCCTCCGTATTTGAATGGGCAGAAGCACTTGGAATCGACCTCGTTCAGCACATCAACTTGAAGATGCGTTATAACGAAAGCAGAGAATACCATCACGGAAATAAGCTATATTAAAGAGTCCTATGGTTATGAATAAATACTATTTCAACCGCAAGCCAAAAGCGGCTCAAACCGAAAAAAAAGAGGTAAAAAAGACTACTTCTAAGAGCAAACCTAACTTGGTTAAAAAGCTCGATCGGATATTCTCTCTTTATATCCGTTTACGTGATGTTATGGATAATGGTTATGTTTGGTGTATATCCTGCGGGCAGATAAAGAGCTTTGAAGATGTGGACTGCGGTCACTTCCATAGTCGCCGCCACATGGCAACTAGATTCAATGAAGATAACTGCCATGCTGAATGTAAATACTGCAATCGTTTCTCTGCGGACCACCTCATAGGCTACCAACGCAACCTCATTCAAAAAATAGGGCAGCAAAGATTTGATTTGCTAAACGTGAAGGCGCATTCTACATGTCATTTCACAAATAGCGAACTAGAAGATATGATTGTTCACTATACGGCTGAGGTTAAGAAACTTAGCAGTCTCAAAGGTATCAAAGTTAATATTTGATAATATTTGCGGTAATATTATTTAATCAATAAATAATTTATTATCTTTGCACAAAAGAAATTAAATCTCTGAAACGTGGAACTTTCGGATAAAAAATATTCAGACCTCAATAAGTATTGTTTGGGTTCCACCTGCGTAAGCAGCTAAACAAGAAAGTTGAGGTTTTATTGTACAACTATGGCAGATTGGATAAGACTTCCTCGCAGCATCTTTGATTGGGATTGGTTCGACAAACCCGAAATGCTTTCTCTCTTTCTTTATTTGCTAAACAATGCAAAGGAGAAAGAAGTAAAACATGATGGGATAGTTGAGCAAAGGGGGCAGTTTTTAACTAGTCTTGGAAAACTCAGCGCTACTATTGGCGCAGGGAAACAAGTAGTTAGAACCTGTTTGTCAAAGCTAGTAAAAATGCAGCTAATAGAAGTGAGTACGGAAAGGTTATACTCCATCATCACAATCTGCAATTATGACAACTATTTAGCTGATAAAGCTGATAAGCCTAAAAATGAGCCAAAGGAAAAAGAAAATGTTAAACCTGCAGAAGAAGCACCTAAGGAAGATAAGCCTAAGAAAACGAAAGAGGAGATTGCGGCAGCAACCGAAAAACGAAAGAAGAAATTCAGTCAAGAGTTAGTTCCTTATGTCGCGACTTATGGTAAGGATATGATCAGAAAGTTCTATGACTATTGGTCAGAAACGAATAAGTCCAAAACTAGGATGAGGTGTGAGACTGAGAAAACATGGGATTTAAATCTAAGGCTACAAAATTGGGCAAGACGAAATAAAGACTTCGGAACAAAGCAATCTGGTACGGCTCTACATAATTCGGAAAACAAAGATTATAACGAAGGAGGATGGTAATTATGAATGTAGATTTCAATCAAATTATTCAAAGGTTCGAAAAAGGAGAAGCCTTGTTTCTCGCTGACAAGGTGAGAATAAGGATACCTAATGCAGAACAAAGGCTACGAGGAGGTCTAGACTATTTTGTCAAAAGATACACCTTTGGCAAGGAATCTCATGCAAAATGGATGGAGAAGAATTATCGCCCTATTGTTGATTGGATGTCTGACAACGAAGGCAGGGGACTTCTTATTACAGGTGGGTGCGGTCTCGGAAAGACTCTAATAGCAAAGCATATTCTACCGCTCTTACTCCAAGACTCTTGCAAAAAAATCGTGAGTATCTTTTCAGCCCAGGAGCTAAATACAAAGATTGACGATATTCTAAAACTTCACATCATCTGTATTGATGATGTTGGTACAGAAGAGCTTGCGAAGATTTTTGGTAATGTTAGATGCGCATTCTCAGAGTTATGTGATGCAGCAGAGCAAAAGGGGAAGCTTCTCATCATTACCACCAACTTAACTGCAAACGAACTCGAAGCAAAATATGGAGAACGAACTATAGATAGGTTAAAAGCCATCACTAAGTTTGTTCCTTTCACAGGTAAATCATTAAGAAAGTAGATATGGAAATTAAAGAAGACAAAGATTTCTTGTTTGCTATAAAGCAAGCTAGATTAGCAACCTTCCTTGAAAATGATGAGGAAAGAAGAATGTTTAGAAACGCCATTTACAACGCTATCAAGTGGGGTAAAAGACACTAGTATATAATCTATAAACAAAAGAGCAATGAAGATGTTACAAGACGTTACAGATTGGTTCAAGGCTGAAATTCTTGGCGACCAATCATTACAACAGGAGAGAAAGAAACTGAAATCACAGAAAGATTTCGAGAAGCGTATTAATGAAGCAGCTCGCCATGTCTGCCTCTCAGATCGTCCTAATGATGATGGGGCTCCATATCCTGTTATCTGCATAGATGACACCGTTATCTATAAAATCTGCGAGAATCCTCGAATCGAGAAAGGAAAAATCAGCCTTGAAGATGTAGGGGAAGTTTTGGTAAGACAACGCATTCATTATGCCGAAAACAAACTGAATTACAGATAGTTATGCGGTTTAAAAGTTAAATAAAGTTGCTAAAAAGCGATTAAAGAAAGTAACGTTTGGTCAATCCAAAATTTCTTTGTATCTTTGCATCAGTTAATTAAACAACAAATAAGTTTAACAAATTAAATGATAAGAGCAATGAAAAAGGTAAAGTACGTTATTAAGGCAACAAAGTTCAAAGATAACACATACGAAGATGTTGTTTTTGAAAATCAGCCACTCAGTCAAAAACAAGAAACATTCAGTGACGTAAAGCACATCTTAGATTTGGATTTCGAGAATGCTTTAGACGAAGGCAAGAAAGTTAAGTATGACGGAGTAGAGCTTGATATCTTCAATGAAGATGGTACAATTCTTAAAGAATGGATTCAAGACGTAGCATAAAGGTAATGGGGTGACTAACCATCACTCCACAATATATAGAGCAATGAAATACGAAGAAACGTTTAAATCCGAAGTAGCTTCAATTGAAGCTATGCTTTACAAAGCAAAACAACGTAGAAAAGAATATGGTGCATTGAATGCCATGATATACATGAAAGGATGGCTTAAAGTTGTCTACGAAGAACTGAACGATTTCACATTGACTTAACAAAAGATATGAAACATGTATGTAGTAATTGCATATCTTCCGATATATGCTATTGTGAAGGCAAGAAGCCTAATGACACTTGCCATCAATGGGAATGGAGATATACAGGTTTATGGTTTGATAATTAAAAAGTAAGACAATGGGAAAAGAGAAAGTTACAGTAAACGATTTGAAGGTTACACTCTCAGAGCTTGGTGTAACATCTGGCTTGAAGCAGGAAAAGATTATTCAACGCCTGCAGGTCAATGGCTGTTTGATTGCAATGGTAACAGATGTATTAGATCAGCTCATCAAGGATGAGCAGGGCATGTTTAGGCTGTTAAGCGTTCGCTACAAGCAAGAGCAGAAGATGCACTACACTCAAATGCAGGATGCAGCCAAAAAGTACTACTTCCATTTGAAACCCTTTAATAAGAGTTTCTTCGGTGATGAGAATATTTGCGCCAACCTGGAGGATAACGCAAATGACATCTATGAAATCATCAAACTTCTTGCGGACCACACTAACGACCACAAGGATATGGAAGTGATTAAGAGAAACCTCAGAAAAAGAAAGTTGAACCATCATATTTTCGATTAAGATTATGTCAGTATATAAAGCAAACGTAGATTTATCAGACTTATTTCACGATATGTCTTACAATTATCAGAAAAGCTTCCTTGTTGAAGAGTTCTGTTCTTTACCTATAGAACATCAGGTAAAAGTTGTTGGCGAAATGCTGAAGAACCTTAATGGCGATCAGACAGCCAAAGTTATAGAAGACGCTTTTGATAACTTGCATGAGCAAGCACAGGAGCACGTAATCAACTATGTGAACGAATAAAACAATGATGTCCGACAAACAATATAAAGTTGCTCGCAAGGGTGTTGTCGAGCAACTTAGAACCGCTCAGAAACTTCATTGTAAGCACATGGAACAGAAGTATAAAGAGGCATTGGAGAAGTTAGAGAAACGCTTCTTAAAGCCGGATGCCGTGGGCTGCTTCGATTTGGGCGCAAGGGTATCAAATAGTTATTATCATCTTTAAATGGTTTAGATTATGAAAACGGCAAAACATATTATTATAGACATAGAAACATTAGGTAGAAGAAATGATGCTGCTATTACTCAAATTGGCATAGTACCAGCAGATGAAAATTTCGATGTATTAGATCGTTATCTGATACAAACAGAACCTAAAACTTGGAACACTTGTGAAAGGACATTCACTGGAGAAACTTTACTCTGGTGGATTCAGCAAAAGAACAGTCCAGAAAGTAATAAGCCTACTCATATTGTCCATAGCTACAAATTTTTAGTAGATAAGCTATATCAAATCTTTAATAGATACAATACAGAAGACACTATAGTGTGGACTAAAGGGGCAATGGACCTGTTTTGCATTAAAGACATATGCGAGTATCTTAATATGGAAGCTCCCTGGAAGTTTTGGCAACCTAGAGACATCAGAACCGCAAAGGAGTTCATTAAAGAGTGGAAGACCTTTGAGAATAATAATCATAACGCTCTCGATGATGCTTTGAATCAGTTGAGAGAGTTGAAAGCTAACTTAATTGAAAGATAGATGGGTACAAAAGTAGAAGTAAGAACTATTCCTTTGCATGGATTGTTCATCCATCGCAAGCAGGTTTGGCGTTCACTCGGTAAGCTGAGAGCTGAAAGCCATTCTACGACAGCGCAAAAGGTGTTTATGAATGAGCATAATACTGAGGTATCAACTGAGAATGCTGATTTCATTGATGGCTTGAAAGTCACTCCTTATGATGGTGAGCTGCCCAAAATATCAAAATACGTTGGTAGTATGAGTTACTACCAGTATTGTTTAACGCAAAAATTGGTTTAGTTATGAAAGAAAAGATAAACATAGCGAAAATACTAAAGTATAAGCCGCAAGGAACTAAGTTGTACGACTTATTACGCAATATAGACGTAGAGTTAGATAAAGTCCACACAACAGACGTTGGTACTTATATAGAATGTACATCAAATAATGAAGTAGGCAGTACTCTTATGTTTGATTATTCAAAACTAGGTACAGAAAAATGCTGGCTTGATGGCTTACAGATTCTCCTTCCTTCCAAAGAAATGCGAGACTGGTCTAAGCTAGCTTGGAATACAGGAGACATTCTAGTTAACAAAGATGGAAATGCACATGTTATCTTCGAGGGGTTTGATGATGATACCTACGAAACTTTCAATGGTAATAATTATCTATGGAAAAATGAGGGTATTACAATGTGCTTCGGAGAGTATGAAGACGAATTGCCAACATCAGATTTCAGCAAAGCAAACAAAGAAGACGCTCAGAAATACATCCGCCAAATAGAGAAAAGACTAGGCTATAAGTTAAACTTTGAAACTTTGAAAATTGAAAAGTCTGAGTTCAAGGATGGGGATATTGTCACCATTATACCTCATATTGGAGATAAGCTTATCTATCTTTTCAAAGCAGAAGATGACGAAAAGTATTATGGTCATGCTTTTCTTGACGGTAACATAGCTATTGTTAATGAGGATAGTTATTGCCAAAAAGCCTTCTGTACAGCTCGTCCATCTACAGACGAAGAGAAGCAACAGCTCTTCTCTGCTCTCGCAAAGAAGAGCAAGGCTTGGGATGCTGAGAAGAAAGCTATTGTGGGCTTGAAGCCAAAGTTTGATGAGCTGAAACCATTTGATAAGGTGTTGGTTAGAGATAGTGAATCAGATAAGTGGCGTGCAAATTTGTTTGGTTATATAGACAAAGATGAATATTATCATTGCGTTTATACTAATTGGGTATATTGCATTCCTTATGCTGGTAATGAGCATTTGTTAGGCACAACTAAAGACGTGGAGGGCTAGGTATGAAAGAGCTTAAAGTTGGCGAAAGAGTTGTCTTGGGTATCGTTGTTACTGAGACTATAACTTGTGCGGGTTGCTTCTTTGAAAGTAAGGGTGCTTGTGAAGTTTGGAGAAAATATCCATGCGAAAGTAAACAACGCTCAGACCATAAAAATATAATCTTTAAAGAAGTTGAGGTATAAAAATGAAAAAGAATAAACACTCATTAAAGATAAGTCGTAGCTACTTTGGCGAAACTACCCTTGATGGTTATCCTATAGCTACATATTCAAATGATGAATTGAATATTCTAAAGAACCTGCTAGAAAAGGTTCTGTGTGAAGTAAATGGATATATTCATCTTTAGAAAAGTAAAGCGTATGGCACAGAAAGAATTTAGGAAACCACCTCGTTATATGGTGGGTGATATAGTTTATAGTCACGGATTTATTTGTATTGTCTGTAGCATCTATCCGTTCAATATAGATTATTCTTACGACTTGAAAGTTATTGATGGGCAAAGCTTGGGCAAAATTTATCAAAATGATATTATGCACGTTCATATTTGGGAAGAGTTTCTTAAAAAGAATGGATGGACATGTTATCGCTCTGAAGGAGAATGTTTTGGGCATAGGTGGTATAAACACCAAGAATACCCTTTCACTTTGCGATATAATAATTTCTTGGGAATTATCGGAGTATCTTTCAATGACGGAAAAGACGATACTGTTATGATAAAATGTGTAGATGAACTCCAACATATTCTTTTTGGCTTGCAATTAGATAGCAATTTAAAAATATAAGCGTATGTATTTTGAATATAGAATAGTCAAAATTGAGAAAGGTTTGTTTCTCATCGAATATAAGACCGCTCCTTATGGAGTTTGGCATGAAGTAAAAACAAACAGTTCAAGACTAAGCCAAAGGCAGAAGCTTGGGCAAGAAAGAACTTAATTTAATAAAGTAAAGCGTATGGATAAGTTAGAATACATTCCAGGAGATTTGGTAATGACCAATGGAGTGCCTTTAGACACTGCCAAAGATGTCGTTTACCGAGTAACATCATCAGACCCATCAAAGACTTTGGAGTTGGACGATGGAACGGTTACGAAAGGTGTTGTCCGCTTAGAAAACATTGAAGGTGCGGAATTAGGAGAGAAAGGCTATCTCTTATGTGAGTGCTGTGCTTGGGTTAAGGATATTGTACCGATTCCTCTCACTCAGAAAATTCTATGTAAGAATAAATGGGAAACAAATGCTATTGACTATGATTATAGTATCAATGATAAGCTATACTTTCGTGCGTTCCCAGCAGAAAGGAAATCAGGCTGTATTGAATTAGAAGTTTATAACAATATTGCTCCATCTGACAGCTGTGACGTATGTCAAGATGATTTTTATCTTGGGGATATTTCATACGTGCATGACTTGCAGCACCTTCTCTTCGGTCTAGGACTTAACTCAGAAATGGAGGTGTAGGCATGTTAAGAGAAGATACTAGAGGAATCTGTCACAGACCTTGCATCTACAATGATAATGATAGATGCGATATGTGGGATGAACTATCTGTTCCAGATGAAACAGAAAAGTGTGACAATCAAATATAAGTTTAACGCCTTCGGGCATAATTTTAAAAATATGACAAAAGAAGAATTAGAAGCAAAGGTTGCCAAGCAACTAAGCATTATCAATGATGCTAATGATAAGATTTGTTCTTGTGTAAATGATTACATCGAAAGCCTTCCATACAAGGTTGGTGACAAAGTAAGCTGCTCTAGATGTGATGTTTGTTGGATTACAAGTATCGTCCCTAAACGATATTACAGTGGCTATAATGGCGAGATTGATGTAAGAATCAACCCTGCTAAGAAAGATGGCACTCGCTCCAATAGAGAGTTTGTGCTATGGAATATGGAAATTGATAGTATTAAAAAGATTGATTAATCATCCTGCAAAGGATATAAATAGATAGAATATGAGTAAAAAAGTTATCACCTCGTACAAGGCTTTCGACAAGAATATGCAATGCCGTGGATTCCAGTACGAAGTTGGAAAAGAGTATGAAATGGACGGAGAAATCAAGTGTTGTAACCGAGGTTTCCACGCTTGCAAGTCTCCAATTGAAGTGTGGAACTACTACGATATGCTTAACTCTCGCTATGCAGAGGTAGAACAGTCTGGTAAGATTGAGAAAGAAGAAAATTCGACAAAGGTATGCTCTTCGCACATTAAGATTAAGGCTGAATTGAAGCTGGCTGACATCATAAATATCGGAGTCGAGTGGCTGAAAGATATAACATCACCATCTAAAGTTAAGGCAGATGGTGTATTAAACGACAACGGAGATAGAAGAAAACAGATTGGCTCATCGGGCGACTATGCTAAGATTGGCTCATCGGGCGACTATGCTAAGATTGGCTCATCGGGCAACTCTGCTCAGATTGGCTCATCGGGCAACTATGCTCAGATTGGCTCATCGGGCGACTATGCTCAGATTGGCTCATCGGGCAACTATGCTCAGATTGGCTCATCGGGCAACTATGCTAAGATTGGCTCATCGGGCAACTATGCTCAGATTGGCTCATCGGGCGACTATGCTAAGATTGGCTCATCGGGCGACTATGCTCAG